TTTGCCCGAGGAGCTCCAGTAAATATTCAGCCCCCGGCCCGATTCGTAAAACCGCGCCCAGTCATGGTCCCGGTCGTAGATGTTGCTGTCCGTGGTATATCTTGGGAAATTCGCCAGCGGAATGTCGTTCAGCCAGATCGTTCCGAGGCTGGTCACGTACCCGTCGAGCAAGGTCGACCACTGCTCACAGACCGCGCACACCAGCCACATGTCCCGGTACTGGTCGCCCTCAAGCCGGTAATGGATCAGCGGCATAGGCGTCCGCACCGTGCCGAACACAAGGGGCACCGGAGTCTGCGAGCTCGTGGGGTGCGCCCACGGACCGCCGCCCAGCCCCGGATCGCTCATCGCGTCCGTCTTCGGCTGGCTCACTGACGGGTCTTTATACGTCAGCCAGGCGTAGAGCGCCGCGCCGAAAAACAGCCAGCCCAGCAGCCCGGAAAACAGTCCTCCTATGGGCACATCATCACCCCCTTGAAATACGGCAGATAGCGATCCGCCAGCGCCTCGACGATGGTCAGCACCCCGGCATGGATCAAAAATCCGCCGTCCGTGAAAATCCCCAGATGGTCGTGGCCGTGAATGCGGAAGGCCCCGAGCGCACCGGCGCAAGGGGCCTTGTCAGTCAGTCTCCATCCCGTGGCGGTCGTGAGGTCCGCCAAGGTCTTTCCCTGCCACCCGGGAGGGATGGACTCCTCCCACCCGTAGGCGTAGGCCGCCAGGTGGAGGCATGTCTCCCCGGGCCGCCACTCCGCCCTGGATATGGGACGGCCCACCCACGACCGCGCCCGGGCAACCACTTCCGCCGGAGAGTACGGCGATATAAAGGGCATCATTTCCACATCACCCGCCGCTGTCGAGCCGCTACCCATGGGAACCCGCCGAACTGGTTAAGATTTCCGAGCGAGGTACAGAATGCCCGCGTCTTGAGGCACCGCCCTTCCTCGCCCAGGTACCGGCACCGCGAGCCCTTGAACACATGAGAACAGCCCATATTCATCAATCGTTTCGGGAACTGCGCTCCCACATCGATCAGGGTTTTCGATACGGAAAACGCTATACCCTGCTTCCCCGGCACATAGCTCCAGTCCTGAATGTAGCCGTCGAGCAGAACGATGTCAGCCCCCGCCTCGTCCAGATGGTCCGGGAACACCCGCCGCAGGATGCACCGCGAACCCCGGAAATCCGTCCCGGCGGCCAGCATCCCCCGGATCAGATTGTCCTGCGTCTCGGGGAGGGTGATTTTCGTGGTTTTGCTGATGTTGCTCAACTCCGCACGAATGCCCTCCCGGGCAAAGGGGTAGGGGATAAAATTCTGTGAAACATAGTTATACACAATCGCGGCAGAGTTTTCGACAGGGAGGGTGCCTACCCCCTCTGTGGCCGATGCTCCGGTTTCGTACAGGTAGTTCGTTCCACCTCCGCTGACTGCAGTCAAAATGTTCCCCGTCGACCGGATCTCCTGAATTCCGCCGGGGACCTCGCCATAATCAATTTCATACACGTTGCCCGCAACGTCAATGACAAAATGTTCCTGTTCCCGTCCCGCGGACACAAACCGATCATAGGAAATCTCATTGTCTGCCACATCCGACAGTGCCCACAATTCGTCGGTCTCCGGATTGACAATAAGCTGCCTCGGAACAAAATCGAGAGAATACAAATTGCTGAACACTCCAGGATTACTATATGTTGTGGTGTCAACCCCTAGAAAACCAATTACGTTACGATTGCCGGCAATCGCCCATATTTTTGTGTTTGCATTCGTCGTTGGCATTCCTACAAAATACCGGGGAGGAATAGAGGCATAGAGTTCCGCGTCGGTCATATATCGGCGTGCCAGCGCAACGCTCGAATCAACGACTTCCCTTATCGTTCCGCTTCCCATCGTCGACTTAAAGGCCGCGAGCGACATCATTCCCTGATCTGCCCGTCCATTTGACACGGCAAATAAATCACCGTCATCAACCAGATGGTGGCAAAAATATCCAGGAGCGACCCATTTCCCCACAAACGTGTCCCCGGAATTATAAGATATCGCCCCGTTTCTGTACGTAACTATATCGTGGGATATACGATCCACGACAATTACCGTTCGGGTGGTCGCGGAAGAGCTCTGTAGTGAAATCATGTAATAATAATTATCATCCATTATCACGAGGTCTGGAGGATCACAGGCCACGTTAAACTGGATTCGGTCTGTTGATGACGAGTTCCCGGAAACACTCTTGAATGTTGGCAGCGACGCCAAAACAGCGGCTGCGTCAGATGCAGCATTTAACGTAGTAAAGGACATGGAGAAATATGATAACAACTTATACGTGCTCCCGTTGTGGTACCCCTGTGAAAAAAATACATGCTCTTCACCGAGCCGCTGGATTCTGGAGCTGTAAAAATCGGTTGCCGGATATCCCACCGAAGTTCGGATGAGGGTCGTGCCCATCGCGCTGACTGTAGCAGGGAACACGCTGGTCGTTCCGCCCACGTCGAGACACCACTTATAGACTCCCGCAGCTGTGAAGCATACCAGCCACCGGCCGGTCCCAAATTGAAAGTACCCAATGCCGTATGTGTCGTACCCAAAAATCACCCAATACTCACAGGAGGAGTCCCGGTATATTAATTTTGCTTCCACTTTGTCAATGGCAATCGTGGATAGGTTGCCCAAGGCTGCCCCCGCGTCACCAGATGTCTCCTGGGTAATAGCCATGGTCGACAGGTCGATTACATAGCGATACAGAGTATTTCCGACACAACCAATTACCGCGCTGGTATTTTCACCCAGATATCCATTACCCAAAATCTTGAGGTTTGCAGGGTACGTATACCCAACCGATGTCCCTATTGCCCCCCTATCTGTCCGTTCTGTCCCGACCACAAGAAATTCGCCGCTATTGGGGATACTCAGCGTCCCGATGCTCCGGTATTTTATCGTATGCTGGCTGGTTAAAAACGACGGGAGGGCGTGCTCCACGCCCCAGCTCTCGCTTTCCAGCACATACGAACAAATGCCGGTCGTGGAGCTTCGCCACATTATCCCAACAGAGCCATGCCACCGGGAATAGAACAAACCAGCCGGACCGACATTGTTTGTGGTCGCCACTGTGATTTGCACGGCATTCGCGGAAATGGATTCCAGGTTGCTCTTTACAGTTGTTATGGCCTCGTCTAAAAACAGCGAAAACGTGTCCACCCACAGGTTGCCTGAGGCATCCCGATAGACCTTGTAAACTGTGTCTGGCGCATGCGAAAAGCATTGAACGTCCAACAATTTCCGATACAACGCCGCAGACGCGGCGCTGATGTTGTAAGTAACGGCTCCGTCTGCCGGAGAGAAAACTATCCCGGTATACATGTTGCCGGTGGCATTAGTCGTTTGATACGCATTGACAAACCGGGCGTTGACAGCATCCCAAAACGAGCACAATTCAATGGTGGGGCTAACAATATCTGATGTATAAGTGCTCCCCCGCAAAATGGCCCGATGGTTGAACGTGTTATTCAGCCTTACGGCAGAATGTATTTGATATGTCGTGGTGTACGGGTATGTCACCGTACCGATGATATTTGCTGTCTCTCCATCCAGAGAGCAAAACACCCCCATTGGAGGCTGTGCGTCTACCGGAGGGGTTTTATCGGCCTGTTTCGACTGGTGCAAAAGGGGGAGGCTGCGCACCGAAAAATCACTCAGCAGCAGCTTCCCACCAACCACCACAGGATCAGCGGCGGCACGGTAGTTGAATTTAGTTACATCCGTCACATCCGCCGCATTGATCAGCCTCCACCACTCCTCGCCCACCTGGATTTCCAGCGTCTCGGCGACTTTCACGCCCGATTTGCCCAGATCGAGGGCAACGGCATCACTCAGGAAATCAGCATTATTCATAGCCATGGTCTATGCCTCCGGTTCCGTGACTTCAAGGGTATGGGCCTGCCGGAGCACGAACGAACAGCTCCAGTAGGCAGGGGCGATCTGCTCGAAGGCGAGTTTCGCCGAGTCGAACCGCACGTAATAGGTTGTACTGTCAGCAGGGTTCACCCATTTGAACGGTATCGCCCGGCCCTGAACGGCGACCCAGTGCGTCTGGAGTGTGGTCACCTGCGCGCTCGTCAGGGCGGGGACCTGGATGCTGAAGCGCTTTTCGAGGAACGCGTCGTAGTGCAAAAACTGCGACAGCCGGGACGGTGAGGTGAACTCCTCCACGCTGTCCTCCTGGGTCACCTCCACCACCGAGTGGGCTGGGAGTGAAATCGTTGATAGGCTCGTTGAAAGGTATTGCGTTATTGCCGGTACAGCCACTCCCTACACCCCCCCGAATGCCAGGCTGGTCCGCTCGGACCGCGCCCGGAGCACGTGATTGGTCACGATCTGCGACCCCGGATATTTCGCCATCGCCTCATAGGTCACCTGTTCCAAATCGTTCCTGTCGAGGACGTTGATTATCACGGGAGGCCCCATGGAACCCTCGGCGCTCACGCCGAGCCGCCCGTCAGAACCTCTTTCCAGCGGCATGACCGCTTCCGGGCCGGCCTCGCCCATGAGCCCCATTCCGTGAGCCATGGGAAAAATGGTGGGCCGGTCCACGATGCCGCCACGGGCGAAGGGGACCACGTTTCCGCCGGAGAACACACCGCCGTCGGAAAATCCCAGCGCCGCCTGGATCGGGCCGAAAACATATTTCAGCAGCAGCGCCTTAATATATGCATACATTATGTCCTGCGCCAGTTTCTGCATGGCTGCCCCCAGGTCGTCGCCGTACACGATCGCCGAGGCGAACGCCCCGGAAAGCTCGTCGGCCACGCCGGCGAGCTTGTCTTTGAGCGCCTGCTCCGCCTCGCGGATCATGACCTCTATCGATTTCGTGGCCATCTGGACGCTCCGGTCGAACGCCTTAATTTCGCCGTCCAGCATCTTGACCACGAGAGGGAATTCAGCGAACTCGTTTTTCAGCCCCTCCAGCGCGGACCGATACTGTTCTACGCCGATGGAACCGGTCTCGAACTGCAACTGCAGAGCATCAATGATCTCCCTCGCCTCGTCGCCCTGGAGGTTCTGAATCGAGGCAAACAGTTCCTTCATGGGTTCGGTCCAGTTCTCGACGATCCCGGGGTCTGCAATCTGCGCATTCAGGCCCGCGAAAACGTCCGTCAGGTGTTCCAGGTATTCCGCGTCCCCGAGCAGCCCCATGGAGTTCTGCCAGGAGAGATTGTCCATCATGGACCGCAGGTCCTCGATGGCCTTCATGTCCTGCTCCGCCTGTTTCTGAACCGCTTCCTCCGCTTTCGCCGTCGCGTCGGTGGTGATCTGCTTTTCGAGGTCGACGATAGTTTTCCAGTCGTCGGAGAGCGGTTTCAGCTTCGCCTTCCACTCATCGAGCACGGGCAAAAATGCCGCCCCGTCCGCGTTGAGGTATTCGATCTGGTCCCGGATGTTCTGGACCAGCGTCTCGGCGGCGGATTTGCCCTTGGATTTCCCGCCCGCGGCTGCACCGCCGCCGCCCTTGAACGCGTCGAGGATCTTCTGCGTCTCCGCAGAGACCTTCGCCTCTTCGCGCACCATTCCGAGCTCCGTGGGACTGTACCCACCCTTGCCGGACTGCCGGGAGACGGCGGCCTTGTCGTAGGCCTCCATAGCCCTTGCCCGGGCGAGGGCATCCTGCTCCGCCCGGAGGTCGGCAACCTCCTTGCTCCGGCCCGATTCGTTCAGCCCGAGCCCCCGGCGCTCGGAGAGGGTTTCTATGCCCTTTGCGCTCCAGTCGGCGCTTGCGAGGACGGCCAGAGCGGCCGCGGCCCCGCTGAAAACGGCCGCGTTCGCCGAGAGAAAAATGGCGAGGTTGCGCAGGGATTTAAGCGTCTCGGCCGCCCCGGATGTTATTTTAGAAAATATCAGGATCATGGGGCCGGCCGCTGCTGCGACAAGTCCCCAGTTGACGATGTTCGTTTTCATCTCCGGCGACAGCTCGGAGAAGGCTTTCGTCACGTCCGCAAGCCGGTTCGCCGCCACCATGAGCGACGGGGTTAAAGTATTCCCTATCTCCCTGCCCGTGGCGGATATTTGATTCCGGAGGATGGCCAGCCGTTTTTCCGTGGTCTGGTAGAAAATGGCGGTCTTTTCCTGCAGCTCGTTATTTTCCCGCCACGCCTTACTGCCGAGCTCGACTGCGTTTGTAAACACGTTACTCGCGCCCGTCGCCCTCAGAACGGCATCCCGGAGACGGATCTCTGTGATACCCATTTTGTCGAGGACTTCGATGGCGGTCATGCCCGTGCCATTGAGGCTGGCGAGCCCCTGAATGAACTTGATGATCGCGCCCGCCGCGTCCCGCTCGAACAGCGCGGTAAATTCCTGTACGCTCATCCCGGCCACGGTGGCAAAATCCCTGACCGCATCGCCGCCCTTGACGGTGGCAAGTTTCATCTCGATCATGAGTTTTGAAAACGCGGTGCCGCCAGCCTGTGCCTCGATGCCGACGGACGAGAGAGCGCCGCCGAGCGCCATGATCTGCGCCTCGGTCATCCCCACCTGTTTGCCAGCGCCGGCGAGCCGGAGGCCCATTTCAACAACTTCTTTTTCAGTGGTGGCAAGGCTGTTGCCCAGGGCAACGACAGTAGAACCGAGCCGGTCAAAGTCCTTCTGGCTCATCTGGGTGATGTTCGCAAACCGCGCGAGCGCGTCTGCCGCCTCGTCGGCGGACATGTTGCTCGTCTCGCCGAGCTGGATCATAGCCTTGGTGAAGCCCAAAATATTCTGGCGCTGGATGCCGAGCTGGCCGGCGGATGCCGCCACACGGGCGATTTCCTCAGCGGCAGTCGGCATGGTCTTCGACATCTCGACGATGCCCGTTTCCATCGCCTTCAGTTCGGCCTCCGTTCCGCCGACGGATTTTTTCACCTTGGCAAAGGCAGACTCGAATTTCACGGCCTCGCGGACGGCGAGCGCTCCGAGTCCGACGAGGGGGGCGGTGACGTTGCGGGTCATGGACGTTCCGAACCGCTGGGCGTTCGCGCTCAGCTTGCCGAGCTTGTACTCCACCCGCTTCAGCCCGCGCTCGAGTTCAGTCACGTCAGCGCCGAACACGTATCTAATCTTTTTCTTCGCCACTCTTATCCCCCCTCCTGGACCTGACTTTATTTTTCAGATGTTCGTGGTATTCGCCCTTGCTCATAATCTGCCCATCCACCCAGTACCCGGCGAGGTCGTTTGTCCGGACGGGGTGCTTCAGCCGGCCGCAGGCGTTCATTATCCAGGCCGCCTGCTGCGCCCGTTTCTGCGATTCCAGGTACTCCGAGTAGCGCCAGGCGTAGATCAGATCATCCAGCTCGCCCCAGGTGATCCACCATAGGTCATCGTGCGAGAGCCGCAGGGGACCGAGAGCGAGGAGCACCATTTCCCGCCCCGCACGCTCCCAGTCCCCCGCCGTCAGTTTTTTCCCTTCTCCTCCGCGGCCGCGTCAGGCAGCCCGAACACCCGCTTGAACGATGCAAGGAATTTCGGGACAGCCTCACCCAGCGCGTCGATGTACAGTTTCTCCTCGGAGTCTAGGAGATCCCCCACTTCGTCGACGGTCAGGGCGCGGTTGTTCCAGAGCATGCCGGCCCAGATGATGGATACTCCGAGTTCCATGTCCCGCCCGTCGAATCCTCCTGTGAGGATGTCCGCAGGCGATCTCCCTATTTTCTCCTGCAGTGCCCGCAGGGCGTTCACGCCGTATTTCAGTTCACCGATTTTCTCTTTTAAACTCATACCGGATTCAACTCCAGTTCCCCATCGCCCTGGATGGATATTGATACGCCCACCGCGTCCTCGGTTGCGCCCGAAGGCGACCAGTTGGTGATATGCCCCGTACCGACGTACTCCGCCAGTTCATCGCGGAGAGTCACTGCCGGATCTGTCGCCCCGGTGAGGGATGCGACTCCGAGAGTGAGTTCCGCCTCCACCCCCGTGGGGAATGAAATGACAAAATCCGCTCCGTTCGCCACCACAAGAATTCCGGTGTCGTCGTAGGCCGTCCGCAGTGCGGTCTGGATGGCTGCCGCCGTGGCGTTGTACGGAAGAGCGTCGGTAACGATCGTGTCACCGTCGCCCAGGGTGAACGTACCGCCCGTCGCGCCGCCCAGGTCAAGGTCGTAGATTTCGTCCGCGCCGAAGGGCAAAAATGTGAATTCCATGGGGTTTCCCGCAAGGGCCCGGTTCAGCAGTTCCTCCTGCCCGGGGTCTGCCGGGTCGTAAAAAAGTTCCATGGTCCCCGACCAGCCCGCCTGCCCCACGATGAAGTTTTTCCACGTGGAGGCGAGAGTTGAAACGTCAATGGTTCCGAGGGCGGTCTCAATCGAGAACGATCTAACCTCCCCCAGCGGCACCGCCACCCCCGCCACATCGATGCGGAGAATGGCTTTTTTTGCAGCTATCGCGCTCATGCCGTCACCGCCTTAGGATGCGTCGGCGTTCAGCGCGAGCTCGCCTGTGCCCTGGAACGAGATAGACAGCCCCACCGCGTCTTCCGTCGCGCCGGAGATCCCCATGGACGTGATGTACGCCGTTCCAACAAGTTCCGTTTTTCCAGCTCCAGCCCCGAGGGGCTGCACCGTGATGGTGCAGAGCGTCCCGGCCCGTGCTTTGCTCACAAGGTCAGCCTGTGCCGCGTCCGTCGGGTCGTAAAAACATTCCAACGATCCGGACCATCCTGACTGCCCGACCAGGTAGTTTTTCCACGTGGTGCTGAGCACGGACGCGTCGATGGTTCCGAGCGCCGTCTCAATCG